TTTCATTGCCTATTGCAATTTTAAAATCTGGATTTTCTTTTTGTAATTTACAAATACGAATAGACTGCGCTATTGTTTCGTGATCCGTAACAGCTAGCCCAGCCAATCCAATATCTTTTCCCCTCTTAACGAGATCGGGTAATTTATTTATACAGTCTAGTAAACGGAAGTTCGACATTTCCGTATGGTTGTGAGGAGAAAAACGTTGCATTTTAATCTACCATCCTTTTTTAGTTTATATATAATTATAACATATACTTTTTATTTTGTCAAATATTTCTCATAAACCAATCATAGTTATCAACAATAGCTACTGCATGAGACATAGGAGTAGCATAAAAAAAGGGATTAATAATATTATTTGTAGCTAATTTAGTTTGAATTAATACATCCTGTTCTCTCTTATAACCTTTTTCTACACTAACTATAATTCTATGCTTCCATGTTCCCATATATTTATTTTTTATTTCAGATATATTTCTACCTAATTCATACATACAAATAGGCTGATCACTAGGAGCATTACAAAAATACATACTAAATATATCACATTCCTCAAGATATTTAAATTCCCATTCTATCTGTTCTTGAGCAGCATTAGGATTATCAATAGGAAAATTAATTCTTCTTGGATTATATATGTCTAAATATTTTAAATCTATATTCATATAAGAAGAATATTTCTATATATTTTTAATAACTTCATTTTGCCAATTTGGACAATTTGTAATACCGCCTGCTAAAAAACAAGTAATATTACTATTATTTTTATATATTTCTGGTGCTGTAATGATTTTCATATATTACCCTCATTATTTTTCTATATAATTATTTTGTCAAGAACAACGTGGTTGTGATAAAGTCTGAAAATCTTCGCACATAACTCGTATATGTAAATAACTTTTATCATATGAAAAATTATCAATACATCCTGTTATGTTGTTCTTAAATTCTGGTACATCAATTTCAGTATGTTTACAAACATTTTTATGAATACAATTTTCACAATTAAAAAAATCTATTTTAATTTCATTCATATTTTATTACTCCATTATTTTCTTGATTCATAATATGCTTGCTCATTTTCTGGTGTTAAAAGAAAACGAGTTGTTTCTAGTTTTAAATCATCTATTGTATATTTAGCATCATATGGAATACGAATAAGAGGAATATTATTGTCAAAACAATATTTATTTTTAATTAAATCATGTGGATGAGTTTCTTCTGTATGATAATTATTATTTTTATCAAAATGTTGTTTTCCGTCATATTCAATAATATATTGATTATTGACATAAAAATCAAAATATGCTACATAATTAGTTTTAGGAAATCTACAATTATCAAACCATTTATAAGGTTCAAATGAAATTGAAGCTTCTTGTAATAATGATTTAATAACACTTTCTCCTTTTGAATAACATTTTTTACATCCACATGAAGCAGAATGACCATTTTTTAGAGAACTTGCTTCAATTGATTTAATTGTTCCGCAGTTACATTTACAAAGCCAATATGTAGTTTTCATTTTTTTGGAAGTCTCTTTATCCCATGATAAAACTGTCCATTCACCAAATTTTTGATCTGTTAAATCTTGTAACAATTCATGATTTCTTTTTGCAGTTTGTTCTTTTGCAAAACATCCACATGATTGTGTAGCTCCACTTCTTAATGCTTGTAAATTTACATTAGTTTCATTTCCACAATCACATATACAATGCCATTTTCTTTGATTATTATTTACATATACTGGATATAAAGCAATTAATCTACCAAATCTTTGATTAGTTATATCTATTGTTTTTTGTTCTATAGCTTCTTTTAATTTTTCTTTTTGATAACATCCACAAGATTGTGTAGTTCCATTTCTTAAACTTATTGAACTAATATCAATATAATTACCACAATCACATTTACAATGCCATTCAACAGAAGAATTTCGTCTATTTCCAGTCATATTTAATACTAATAACCGTCCAAAACGTTGACCTGTTAAATCAATGATAGATTGATCTATTTTACAATTGCCACATTGTCTAGATCGTCCACTTTTTAAATGAATTGCTCTTACAACTGTAATATTACCACAATCACATTGACATACCCACATAGTTGTTCTTCCGTTATTTTCAGTTCTATATAATGGTGTCCAATTATTAAATTTTTTATTTGCTAAATCTTCAGCATTATTTAAAGGGACTTCTTTCCAATTTATTCTTGCTTCTTCTATTGTTGTTACAATTGGGTATACACTTTTTATTTTTTGTATTAACATTATTTTACCTCACTAATACTAATTGTTCACTTGCTCTCGTAACAGCAGTATATAACCATCTTGCATGTTCTTCTCTAGCAAAAGGAAAACCTTCTTCCAATACAACAACTTTATCCCATTCACTTCCTTGTGCTTTATGTGTAGTAATAGCATAAGCATAAGTAAATTCCATAGGAACGAGATGCTGAGTAGGACGTCTTGAATTTAATTTAAAGATAGTTCTTGCATCAAGACTTCTTTCTCCTGTTATAATCTGATGTTTATCCATATTTAAAGTGCCAAAATCTGCATCACTATCAGAAATAAAATCAGCATACAAAACTGGAATTGTTTGACCGCCACAGTAAGGAGGAATTTTATTATAAGAAGTATATAAATTAGAAATATAACCAACAGTTCCATTTACAAGAGGATCGTCATTATCTGCTAGATTATCCCAATAATTTCTTAAACAAATTACTTTATCACCTTCTTCTGGCTCAGGCCCTCTTCCTTGCATATTACGAAGAGTTTGATTAATATTAATTCTTACTTTATTAGTTCCTACTAAAATCTGGTCTCCCCATGTAAGTACTCCAGTACTAAGTTTTTCATATGGCATTACAATAGCATCGCTATCTTTTCCATATTCAATCTTATCTTGATTTCTAATTTTCATAGAAAGACGAATAATATTTGAATCTAATGCTTGGCGCATAATTTCATCTAAAAATACATGAGGATGAGTAAGTAATCCATTATCCTGGTCTTTATCAATAGGTGGAAGCTGAAAAGGATCACCTAAGCAAATAATAAAGCAATCATGCTTAAAAAGAAGTTCCATTAAAGTTCTTGGAGCCATTGAAACTTCATCTACTACAACTACACTATAATCAATTTCATCTCTTGGGACTCTAAAAAAAGTTCCATCGGGTTTTGGAATACTTTCATAGAGAAGCTTATGTAATGTAATTACGTTTTTATTTCCTTTTTTAAGAAGAACCTGTGCGGCCTTGCCTGTATAGCAAGCATAGACTACATCCTCTACAGGGTTAATTCCAGGAAGATTATCAATAATAACCTTGACTAGTGTTGATTTACCGGCTCCCGCATATCCTGAGATTACACAATATTTTTCTCCATTCTTATATCTTTCAATACACTCTTTTAATCCCTGTTCTTGCTTTAACGTTAATATCATAATTTCTCAACTCCTTTTTTCGTATATTATAATTATACCATAAAAATCTCAAAAAGTCAAATTCGGATTGAAAAAGGCCAAAAGCCAAATTCAATCCGAAACACGGCCCTCTGCGCGCCAACAGATTAATCAATCATCAGCCCTCGATTTCATCATCTTTTGAACTTCTTTCCCTAGTTTTGTATAACATTTTATACAAACACTATAGTCTGGGGTAGAAAAACCATAAGGATTGCTTAAATCAGGGACTTTAATACGATGTAAATGTTCTTTTCCTGATACCGTTTGTTTACAAAAATCACATATATAAATTTCTTTTATCATTAAAACCATCCTTCTTCATAATCAATAATTTCATAATCTTCAATAAATATCTGAGCACTCACATGACCCATCCATTCATTTTTATTTGCTCTACCGATAATATCTAAAGTATAATATCCATTACTATTTTGTAACATTTCACACTATTCATCTGTAGCTTTAAATTTCATTAAACTAATACCATTGGATAAAGTTATTTTAAGTGTATTATCTTTTTTCTTATATACTGTTACCATATTAGAATTAATACAAATTCCTTTTATACAAAGATAAGGTTCATCAATATCTTTACCCCATAAATCCTACATATCTGCAATTGTTAAAATATCAATAGGTTGAATATTATCTCCATCATAAATATAATCAACATAATAAACAGCTTCATCTTGCATATCAACTAATGCAGCATCGGTTTTCTCAATAAAAGCTGGAATATTCTATTCTAATATACCTAATCCAAATGCATTAGGATGACCAGTCTAATACATCGTTACACCGGTGTCCGCACATACACTCTTAAAATCAAGAACTCCTACTTTTTCACACCCTCTTGCTGAACCTTGATATGTAGTGACAATCTATGGAAGAGGTTGTTCTTCCCATGGAGGAAGATCTAAGTCAATAGTATATTTAGGTATTTCTACTTTTGTTAATATACAAGTTGGACGCTGATATTTAGCCATAATTTTATTAGCAATCAGTCCAGCAATATTTTTATCTACTTGATTAGGTTTTAATAAAAATAAAAGAACTTTATGATTTAACAAATCTTGTTCTTCTATCATTTTTTCTATTATAGCTAATCCAGTGTCTTGCGCTTTTGTTTGTCTATTTTTTACATTAGTTACAACTCTCATTGCTTGTTCGACTAATTGTTCTTTCTATCCAAGCAAATGACCTCGTTTAGTAGATAAAACCTCTTTAAAAGCCTAATGTTTTAACATTGATTTAAATACTAATGTTTTCTATTCTATTGTCCCACTCCTACATATAGCATTTACATAAGGAGCTACATAAAATGCTACACTCATATGATTAACTTTATTCTTCATAGAATATTCATTTTTCTTAGCAAGAGAAGCAAAAAATGGATTCTTTAGATTTTGAAAACCTTTATTAATGATATGTTTTGTTTCGATAGAAGTCATAGACATCATATCTGCGCAATTACCTAAAGCAACTAAATCTAAATAATTATCTGCATTTGATACTTTTAGTAGCTTATCTAAATATCTACAAAACTGCCAAACAACTCCCGCTCCTGAAAAATCTTTATTAGGGTAATCTGAAAGCTGATTGTTAATAACAATAGCATTAGGATTTTGTATATCACATAAATGGTGGTCTAATACGATTATTTTTGCCCCCTATTTAAATAAACAAGTACATTCATCAGAATCGTTAGAACCTGCATCTGGAATAATAACAAGTTCATAATTCTATTTTAATATATTTAATATATGATCATTTAAACCATGTTGTTTACCTTCATGGAATATATAATTTAATTTTGTCTATACCCAACTAGGGAAAAAATCATGCAAATAATTTATAAGTATGGCGGAACTGGTAAATCCATCACAGTCTGAGTCAACTACTACTAATGTTTTACCTTGCTTTGAAATTGTTGAAATTAATGCGGTTGCCGCCTATCGAAGTTTATTCTAACCTAAAGCTTCGGGAGGAGCAACGTCCGCATCACTTGTAAATAAATAATTATCAATTTTATCAATTGGAATATTTCTATTTGTTAAAATTTGTTGAATAACTGAATAATTCTAATTTATAGGTTTTATTAACTAGTATCTCATACTCATTCCTTCTTTCAATTTTTTGTTTTTTAAATTATAACAAAAAAAATAAGAGTTGTCAAGTAAACAACTCTTATCTAGGTTTTTTCCTGTTGTTAAATAATTCAAGAAAAATATCTGGTCCTTTATCTATTGGTGAATCTTTATATCCTAATAAATTTCCTGTATCTAATATAAAACTTATTTGAATAAATCCACCGTATTTTTTATATATATTTATCAGCTTTTCTTCCCATTTAATATACTCTGTATCTTTATACTCTTGATATTGTTTATCAAATGCTATTATAATTTCTTCAACTCCAAGCGATTTTAACATTTCAACTTGATAGTTAATTAAATTACTTCCACATACTGCCACACTAATATCATTTTCAATTCCAAAAAAACTACTAAATAAAAGACAAGATTTTTCACCTTCAAATACAATAACCTTTTTCATTCTTTTAATATTTTCTTTTGAGAAATTAATATTATATAAATTAAAACTTAAAGGATGGTTATACATTTTACCAGAAATAATAGCTGGTCTATATTTTCCTTTAGCCTCATTTTCTCTTATTAAAGTTCTTTCTCTGATTCCGATAAGTTGATTATTGATATTATAGTGTGGGATAACAATTCCTTGATTGATTGGATCATAACAAATACCATGAGCATCCATGCTTCCTTTTGTTATACCTTCTCTTTCCCAAGGTAAAATTCTTGGTCTAGGGAAGTTTTTCAAAAAAGAATCATCATATTTTTCAAAGGAAACTGTTTGCTGTTTATTTGTTTTAATTGATTGTTTTCTTAATTTTTCAAATACATATTTCTCATCAGGAAGTTCTAATCGTTCTTCTGAAAAATTTTTATTTTCTTCTTCGATGCCATAATAAGTAAGAATGTAGTGCAAGGCATCTGGTAAATCCCAAGGTCTAGTCTTTAACTCTCCACCTTTTGCCCAGTATGTAATTCCACTTTTATTTAGATGTTTTACTTTTAATATTAATTGGAATATATCAAAAGCATCATTACACTCTGTATAACATCGAAAAAGTTTTGTATTATCATAATAATATAATTTGAATGAGCCTTGACCTGGAGGATTGTGGCATATGGTTCTTGAGATGATGTAAGAACTATTAATTATTTGTGGTTCTCCACCCAGGTCAATAAGTAATTGATATATTTGATCTAATGTTAAATCATTCTTAATATTTTCTAAGTATTTTTTTTCATTCATTTTTCTACTCGTTGTCCACAATAGCTACAATATTTATCTTTTTTAAAAAGACTAATTCTTTCATTACAATTTGGACATGTATCATATTCAACTATACAAGGAATATTTTTAGCTTTTTCAAAACCATTAGGTTCACAATATTTACAAAAAGAATAATAGCATCTTTCACAAATATAACCGTTACAATATCCGCTCTCAAAAGCCCAATCATCTGGCTATCCATTTTCATTTAAACGCCATTTATGAGAAGGATATATTTTTTTATGATGAATTATTTTTCTAGGTTCTTCTTTATTCATAGATAGATATTTTTAAATCCTCCATATCAATTAACTGATAATTATAATCAGTAGCAAAAATGGGATTAATTCTACAAATTCCTAAATCTGCTTTACACCAAAGTAAAATATGATTATATTTGCCTCGTCTATTTTTATAAATTGAAATTTTAAGATTAGGTTGTTCTAATCCTTTTTGATTTACCATTTCATCTATATTATCATGGTCTTGTTGATTTAACTGCAACATAATACTACCGGCATCAATTTTATCAGCAATAGCTTTAGCACCTCTTAACAAGTTCTGGTCATAAACAGAGGCGTGCTGGTAATCTGCATTTAATTGGGTGCTAGATAAAATAAAAATACCATTGTCAGTTGCTAAATCTTTAAGACGTACACTAATCATAAACAATACATTGTCTTCTCTTAAATTTTTAACTGAAGCCTTAGAACTAACTTCAGATAATATTTTCATACTTGAATGGATATAATCAAGGAAGAAATATCTTACATTAAATTTTCTAACGCTAAGTTTAACAACATTTTCAATATCTTGCAAAGAAAAATCATGTAATTGTTTTAAATATAATGGACTATTTTTAATTACTTCGATAGCATGTCTAATTCTTTCAAGCTCATCACCTTCATATCTATTTGTTAAAATATGATCTTCGGGGACTCCAGATAAAAAAGCCCACATCATGGTTTGAACTTCACTAAAGATTTGTTCAGTCATGACGTATATAGTAGGCTCAACTGTATTTCCATTCTGAACCCATTCTTTTTTTTCTAGGTCATAAATTTCATTACAAGCTATGTTACAGCAATCTGCTACCATAGCTCTGGATTTACCAACGTTTGTAGCTGCGGACCGCAGATAAAATTTACCAAGTCTAGCTCCTCTAAATACAGTATTGATTAGATTTCCATATAAAGGATAACCTACGTCAGGAGTTGTTTGAAGTTCAACTAAAAGATCATCACTACCAACGCCCGCCTGAATAATATCATCAACAGCACCATTAAGGTATTTAAGTTTTATATCTTCTATCTTATTATCGATAGTTTCAGCAATTTGTTCCTCGGTAGTGTTATCTAACCATTCCTCTTGACGTTGTTTCTTCTTTTGATCGAATATATTATTTATATCATACAACCATGACAAATCAAGACCCGCTCGTTCGTTATACATACGAAGAAGGGTCATCTTTTTCATTTTATGATAATAATAATTAAAAGCATCTGGCTGACAAATTGCAACAGCTTTTGCTAAATAACCAGTACCATCATAATTTTTATAAACTGCCATTTTCCTAGGTTTTTGTTGAAGATAATCTTCTATTACTGAAGTCGTGATTTTTTCTACACCAAGTTTATGAAGATTATAGACAGCTCCAAATACAACTTTATGTAAATCTTCTGTAAAATCTTCTGCTGTAAAACTATATCTTTCATCATCTATAAGATTAGGATTCCGATAAACACATCCTATAACCTGCACAATAGCAGGAATATCTACATATCTTATTTTACTCATTCTTCCTCCCAATCAAACATACGCGGCGGTTGCTTCCATGCGCGGGGAGATTTAGCCTTAATCTCGATAACCGGTTGCCGCAATTCTATCTTTTCATTCTTCTTTTGTGTAGCATCAATTTCTTTATAATATTCTTTAGCTTTATCATAAACGTATGGAATGATACCAACTCCATCATTACTTTTTTCTGTTGTACCATTGTTCACAAAATAAAACCATTGTAAACTTTTTGTCATTCCATACCAGGTGTATCCATATGTTTTAATAAAGTTTTCTGCTTGTCTATTTATTATTTGATACTCATATTTAGGCCCATAAATGATTTTAACACAAGCAAAAAAATCTTCACGGTCAAATAGTTCTTTTGTTTTTTTAGGATTAGCTAATGTACATTTTTCATGTGCATATCTATTTCCTATTTTTACGCAAGAAATTTTTTCTCTATCAAAGGTTTTATCACAAATTACACATTTTGCAGGTATCATTTTAATTTTCCTTTTTTATTCATATATTATATTATATCATAAAAAAAATAAGAAGTCAAGGATTACTCCTTGACTTCTTCTTCAAAAAGTTCTCTCAAGTCATATACAATTAATGATAACTGTTCAACTTGATTTCTTGTAATTTGTGAAATCTTTTTTCCTTTACCAAGGTTACGTCCAATAATTTCTTCAATTCTAGGACGGTAGTATTCTTTCTTCTCTGGGGGAATAGATTTTAACATTTCTGAACATTCTTTATATAAAGCATCAAAATCAAGTTCCTCAAAGGATGTTGATGTATTTCTCTCATCTGTAATAAATTCTCTTCCAGCTCGTTTAGCTTCTTCATCAATTGCTTCATTTAAAGCATCAACTAAAGCATTATATGAAAATTTGGTTTCAGGTTTCATATATCTAAAACGAGAACCACAATCAATTGTACCATCAAAAGATCGAAGTGATAAAACTCTTTGTGGAATACCGTCTTTTACAATAACATGAGCATATCCATATATATCAACCATATTTTTAATAATTTCATTATAACTATTACTTAAAGTTGGTACAACTTGATTATATTCTGTTCCATCTTGTCTTTTAAAAGTTTTATCTTTATCATGTGATATAAAT